GCAGATACTGCAGATTTTGTCTTCTCTCCAACACATCCATCCGGATTAACACCCACAAGGCGCTGCACCCGGATAGTCTGTGCCTCTGTGTCTGGCCCGAAATCTCCATCAACATTTACACCGCTGCCGAATGTATTCAAAATTTTCTGCCATGCTGTTACCGCTGTCCCTGTATCGCCCCTGGACAGCCAGTTTTTGGTATTACCAGATGGAGTATTCCCGGACATTGCACTGCCTGTAATACCGGCTACAATGGCATTTGCCATCCTCTCTGCTGTATACTTTGCGGCATCATCCGTATTATCACAAAAACAGCACTCAATCAACAGGGCTGGGCTGACCGTATGCCGCAGCACATAAAGACTGGGATTTGTTTTTACTCCTCCTCCCCTTTTTGTGTATCCCAGTTCCCCGATCCGGTCTGCGACCCTCTGAGCATAGGATTCGGCGGCAGAGCCCCAGTTATAGATAAATACCTCTGTTCCATGTGCCTGTCCATTGTAGCAGTTGAAATGGATGGACACATCCAGATCCACAGCATGCGCATTACAGTTCGCCACGATCGCGGCAAGATTGCCGTTCACAGTTCCGGAGCTTTCATCCGTACAGTCATAGACTGTATGGCCTGCCGCCTGCAGTTTACGGATCACCAGGTCTTTCACCTTTCGGTCCTCTGATGTTTCGGAAAATATACCGGACGCTCCCGGAACCTTAAAGTTATGTCCTGCATGTACATTGATCTTCATTCCTTTTTCCTCACTTTCTATATTTAAGATTTCCTGATGTATCTTCAGTATCTTCTCCCCGTATCCTTTGCCTGCCGCCCATCCTGTATGGTTTGGGTTCTCCTGTATCCCCAGCCACTCCACATATTCAGCCATCCCGCGTTTTACGAAGTGGAAGCGTGGGTCTACGCATCCCTGTTTTAATGGCTGGTCACAGGCATAGGCTTTTAGGTGCTGGACCTGCGCACGGATTCCCAGCCGTGGACTGGGGAAATTGTTCCCTTTCGTTCCGGTGGCGGTCACACCCATCCCACAGAAATTGTTCTGTTTTAGGATGACTGCAGACCCGGCGAAGGTAAAATCCCCAGTCTCCAGACAGGATTGTGCAAAGGCGATATCACCTTTTACTCCCTCCGATTCTCCTTCTTCCAGATACAGCGGTATCATATCCAGTACGGACGGCTCCACACTGGGGTTTCTGCTCTTGATATATCTGCGCATCTGCTCTGCCGTGGCAGATGCTCTTCCCATGATCAATACACCCATTTCTTTTCCTTTCTGCTCAGAAGAGGACGATCACTCGCCCTCTGGTCCTTCTTCCGTTTCTTTCTTCCCGTCTTTTTTCAATAAGTTCCGCAGCATCTCATAAAATCCCGTGCTTGCCAGACCTGAAATCATACCGCCAAGCACCACCTCTGCGTTAATTCCGTTACTCATGTTGATAAGTATTGCGATAATTGTTCCCATAGCAAGAGCGGCAAGTGGGATGTACCTGTTTTTTATTGCAGGTATTGCCGTCTTGATTACATAGCCCACCAGCAGGCAGATGCCTAATATTACCGGGTTGATATAGTTTGTCAAAAAGCTTAAGTCCATGATTAATACCTCCTATCGTACAACAAAGTTCTCCCATTTTTTATATGCATCCACATACGTCTCTTTTTTATCCCCGTTGTGAGTAATCTCGTAATACATGCCGTCTGACACCGTAGTGCTTACCAGGGCTTTATTGTTCTGCAGCGTTTTACAGCTCCACACAATAAATACATCCTCTTCGGTGATCTGTTTCCGATCCGTTTTGTCAGCGTGCTCATTAAAATAATCCATAACGGTTTTCTTGCATAATTCTAAAAATTCTTCATTATTCATTTTTTCATATCTCCTTTTCCAAATCCTCGATCCTATGGTTGGCAACCTTCATTTTCTCTTCCAAAATATATGTTCTTTCCACGACCGAGTTATGTTTTTCCACTTTTTTTGTAAGTTCTTCCAGCTTATATTCCATCAATGCCCGCGTTTTTTCCTGCTGGCTCTTGTTGCTTATCAGGCAGACAATTAGAGTAACGCCTGCAGAGATGCAGGCTGAAATAATTGTTTCCATTTGCATATCTCCTTATTGATTTTTGCAATAAAATAATACCGTTTCCGGCCTTGCTCTGATCTCATTATGTTTATCCACATCATCTGCATCGGCATATGGCCTGCAGTAGTATTCCGTCATATCCAACTCCTCCTCAATCTGGGACAGAGTTTTATTTCCCTGACCCCTGACAAGGAGTCTCAGGTCTGTGATGTGAGACCATAGCCTGGAGATGATACTTAGTTTTGTCATCATTCCTCAACCAGTTCCTCCATGCCGGAGTCCGCCAGAATCTCTTTTACTTTTTCTTTCAGCAGGCGCGGAACCTGCTCATAAGTTTTCTTTCCCAGCATGATCTGCTGCGCCCATAACATTGCCATCATTTCTTTACCGTCCTTTCCTGTTATCATAATCATGAGATTGGTTAATAAGTTACACATAGACCGCCTCCGACATTTCCAGCAGGCACTCTGTCAGCATCCTGATATTTTCGTCCTGCTCCTGGAGTTTCTGCTCCAGCGTCTTTTCCTGCAGCGGCTGATATTCCAGATACTTCTCCGGATTCTTTTCCACCGCTGCCCGGCTTATGTTCTCAGCTTTTTCCCTAAACTGGCGGAAATCATATTCCCAGTAGGTGTCCTTGGTTGTGTGCGTCTCTCCAAACTCGTCCACCTGGGAACTTTCATCAGTTACCTCCTGACCGTTAAGACAGATCGTCACATCAACCATGCCCTGATCAAGCGGCTGCCAGCGTACTGCTGGCTGCTCTGTTGTGAATCTTGCTTTCAATGTTTACCCTCCTTTTCGCGTATTTCATCAGCTGCTCTATTCCATACTTCGCTTTGAAGTAGTTGGAATCTGAATTTAAAAGGGGAAAGCCCCTCTGTCAGGCTGCCGCCTGCCATTCACCCCTGGTGCCGTTTGGGGAAACGCCGGAGACGAGATGCCAGTACGCGTACGACCAGCCAGCGTACGCAAAGAGACCCCAGAGGCCAGCAACCGCACCAGAGGACAAAACGCCCAGCGCAAGCCACTCCCTCTGGCCGGATGTTTCCGTATCTGTATAAAGCCCGTCAGCAAAGCCTGTGGTAGATCCGGCCCCCGTTCCTGTCGGAATCATAATCCCCAGATCCGTGTCTGTGGTTTCTTCGGATATATATCTCCAGTTTGCCGCCGTATATGCCACCTGTGCTTTTGCTTTTCTGTAGCTTGTCCTCACTGTCGCAATGTTGCTGGACAGCGTGCTGGCATCCTGGCACACATACACATCTCTGGCCGGGTTTCCGTCTGCTCCTGCCACAATATCCATGACCACATTGCCCAGCACCTCATAAGCTCCCACGCCGGTCTCAATACCCTGAATTTTAAAGGCATATATCCCTCTGGTATTGTTGCCCAGGGAGCCATCCGATCCGGCCACCTCATCTGTGGAACCGGAATGCCAGGGCATTGTGGAGATGCAGGTTGTCAGTGTCGTATCAAAAGCCTCCGGAGCATCTACATAAATGGCAGCATTTACATCGTCTACATCCTCAATTTTCAGTATCTTCACGCTGTATGCCAGGTTATGCATATATGCATAATATCTATCATTGTTTGTGGCTTCGCCCATTTCTCCAATGGAAACATATGATCCGACCACATAGGATGCCGCCTGTGACTTTGTGAGGATCACTCTGGTCACGCCGGTTTCCGCCACCAGGTTCATGTGCTGCGCGCTGTAGCTTGTGCATCCTGCCATGATACTCTGGCTGTGTGTGGTTGCGTATTTAATAATCATCATGAGCTGTCTGTAAAACAGATCCCAGCTCGTTGTGCCGCAGTAATGGCCGCCCAGCTTGTGCATGTAAGCGATCATGCCGGTGTAGCTGATCGGGTTCTTCGCCTGTGCGGCCTGGCATCCATTAGCTGGAGCCAGTCCCTTTGAGGAGTATGGCATTCCATCAATGTCCCCGGCCGCATATTTTGCGTGTATCATAAACGGGCTGAGCGTCCCATCCGGGTTAATGGACTCTTTCATGGGATGCGGTGTGAGTTCTGTCTGGCTGTCAGAATAGTGGTACAGGACTGCCTCCGCCGTGTCCTCGATACCGAACCATGCGCTCATGGTTACCTCGCCCACTTGTACCTTGCCATACTTTGTAAATCCAGTCTGCCCCTCCAGGGCGTCCACATGGTTGAATCCGTTTTCGTCTACAGAAAAATTGCAGGTGAAATGGTGGAACAGGCCGTACTGTTCATAGTCATCCCGGCCTTTAGCACGTCCCACAGATGGCTCACAGACCATGTTTTCATTGGCGTTCATTTTTACGCCCACCGGACTGGTTGATGTTGCGTATTTATAGATTTTTGTGGTAAATACCAGCCCATTTCTGCGGAGGGCAAAATAATTGGAAAGAGCCTGCTCCACTCCGCCACCCGCCTCTTTGATGGCGTTAATCTGGGCTTTTCCAATCGTCTCTATATTTTCGGCTGCCTCTGCGGCTGTGGCCTGTACATTCTGGACCTGCGTTGTGCCCTCTGCCCGTACTCTGGATACCTGGGTGTCTCCGGCGGTATTTACTCTTGTGGTCTGGGTCTGACCTGCGTTGTTTACGTCGGCTACGGCTTGCTGTGCGGTCAACGTAAAATCGTTCTTTATCTTCTCCGTGTCCTGGGCTGATTTCTTAGCCGCCGCTGCTTCTGCTTTTGCTGCTTCAAGCGTTTTGATTGCATCCTGAGCCAGTTCCTCAAACATTCCTTCCAGTACCGTTGATTCATTTTCACTGGGTATTCCATCACCGCTTACACTTTTATATACATAGAGATTAAAAGAAAATGAGGATACTACATCCTCACCACTCACAAACTCTATCATACATATAGCACTTCCAAACTCCGCAAGTGTCTGATTAGTTAAAGGTACGAATACAGCTTTATCCACAATCCGACAGTCATTATACACAACCTTTTTTGACGGCTTAACCACCCATACGCGTGCTGATACACCTTCTGGTATTTCCCAGTCAATTACTGTACACTCTATTTCCCTTCCAGTATCTCCCTGCATTGCGTAAACGATAGGAGTGATCCGCTTATGCAAGACACTAATCTCAATCTTTTTTACTGCTTTCATGCATTACCTCCCAAAATATATGCGTCCACGTCAAGTGCCTATAGCAATCCATACCAATGTTGTTTCTGTCGTATTCGTTCTCGTGACGTATGCGTCAAATCCAGATTTTGTATTATTAGAGGCGCCAACGCCCAGGACATTTGTGCCTGGGACGGACGTAACCGGAGTGACTGTGACATATGGCTGGCTTTTAAATGGTTTCGGAAAATCCACATGCGCCATTGTGGGTTTGTTGGCTACCGGAACAATACTCACCCTGCCCCCTTGGATCGTAAAACCTCCCAGCTCATCTTTTATCAGTCCCTTTATCACAGACCACTTTATTTTTTCTGAGTCCTTACTCAGAGTCCTTATATAATCATCATCTGCTAACACAGTTGCTTCTTCGAGTTCCATTTCAGGTGTCATTAGTATATTTGCTTCCACATCAATCACCTCCCAGTTTGTTTTTCTGGATATATTCCCGGATCGCGTTAATATGATCCGATAAAGTTTGGTCTACAGCGTAAAAGCTTTTCTTATTGTTATCACTGATGGGTTCTCCAGTGTCTTTATCTACCTCGCTGTAAGTGTAGGATATCCTGTCACTCCCCTCAATGTTCATGACCATAAAACTACTAAGTCGTTTCATAAAACAAGCCCTCCTGTTCTTCGATTATTTGTGCAACTTCCGCAACGTATTCTTTCTCATAAACACCCAAGATTGCTTCTACATTTTCTTCTTCAAAGTCAGCATTCTCCAGACGCATGCATTCAAAATCTTTTTGTTTCGCCTTGATCTCCCAGGCAAATTTTAGGTTTTCTGTACCACGGACAATAAAATAGGAAGGACACTTCTCTCCTACCCAAATATCTCCCGGTCCTTCTTTTTGCAGAAACACCTGGTACTCAATGCCTGTTGCTACGGTCTCTGCAAACACATCGTCCAGAGAAACGCAGCACTCTCCATTTTCATCTGTTACTCCCTCGCCCAAATCTCCAAACATCGGGGTTGCCATCTCATAGCAATATTGTAGCCTCCGGGAATAATTTTCTGTTTTCACGATCCTGCTTTTTGTTCCTGACGCTGTAAAGGTCCCGCTGACTTTTAATGGGCCTTTTACATCCAGACGCGGTTTGATCTCAACGTGTCCTGTGTCATAACTGCTTCCGGTTGAGTATAATCCAATCTGGGCATACTTTGCCGAACTCGATCCTGGTTCCGGATAAGCCGAAAGTTTCATGTATGTAGGATATATATTTATAACCGTTTTTGTATCTGCGCATTTTATATCCATTCTTTCTGATGGTCCTTCTATATATCCCTTATTTGATGTATCTGCATGTATCTGGACCGCGGAACTTTCGTATCCTTGTGGATACACCCTTAATCTCGAACCACTCGAC